GAAAGTCGACAAAGATTGGCAATGGAACATCGAGTTTTAATTTATTATAAATACAAGTGATTGAAAATAACCGTATAATGAAAACATATAATTCGATTACTGGAAAAGGAAACAGTCATGGCAATATTTGCTCCATCAGAATCCCCAGCGATTGTCGTTAAGGAAGTTGATCTTACAGGCGGTGTGCCTAACGTACAGACAACTACTGGCGCATTTGCGGGGAAATTTCGTTGGGGGCCAATCGAAGAGGCAGTACTAATAGACAATGAAGCAAGTCTTGCCGCTACCTTCGGTGCTCCTGATGATGCACATACCGTAGATTTTCACACTGCGGCAGGTTTTTTAAAATTCTCAAATGCTTTACAAGTAGTTCGTGTAGCACACACAGACGCACTGAATGCTGCTGATTCAGATGCCACACATCTGATCAAAAACGACACAGCATTTGACAACAAGACAGGTCTTGGCGGCACATTTTATGCAAGAAATGCAGGTGCTCTTGGCAACTCACTTCAAGTTGTTTGGTCCGATGCTGACAACTGGTCATCTTGGGCTGCTGCGTACAAAGCACAGTTTGACGCAACTCCTGCAGGAAATGAGCGTCACCTTCTTGTTCTTGATGAAGATGGCACAATCACAGGAGCAGCAGGAACTGTTCTAGAAAGATATCCATTCGTATCAAATGCTACAGATGCTATCAAAGCAGACGGTACTTCTAACTACATGAAGAATGTCATCAACAGACAATCTGAGTGGGTATATGCTACTACACACGTAGATAGCACAGGTTCAATGTCTTTGGCAAGTGGATCTGATGGTACTGCAGCACCAACTTCTGCATATCTAGCAGGATTTAATCAGTTTGAAGATAAAGACACTATCGAAGTGGACTTCTTGATTGCACCAGGACAAACGGCTGCAGGAGATCAGGATACATTGGTTGACGATCTTATCGTAACAGCAGATACAACTCGTAAGGATTGTGTTGTTGTAACATCACCTGCATCAGCCTCAGTCGTAGGCAATGCAGATCCAGTAACCGCAACCGTTACAGACGTAGGCGCATATACATACAGTTCATATGCCTTTGTCGATAATAACTGGTTGAAAGTATACGACAAATATAACGACAAGTACATCCATACACCTGCAGCAGGTCAAACAGCAGGTATCATGGCAGCTTCAGATGCAAACTCTGCACCATGGTTCTCACCTGCAGGTTCTCGTAGAGGTCAGTACTTGGGCGTAACAAGCCTAGCTTATACTCCAACTAAATCGCAAAGAGACACACTATATAAAGCAGGTATCAACCCGATTGCTAACTTACCGGGCCAAGGTATCTTATTGTATGGTGACAAAACACACATGAACAGACCATCAGCATTTGATCGTATCAATGTTCGTAGGTTGTTTAACGTTGTCGAAAGAGCGATTGCACTAGCAGCAAGAAACACTTTGTTCGAACTCAACGATGAGTTCACAAGAGCGGAGTTCGTTAACATCGTAGAACCATTCCTGAGAGAAATCAAAGGACGTAGAGGTATTACAGACTTTAGGGTTGTATGCGATGAAACAAACAATACTGCTGCAGTAATAGATAGAAACGAGTTTATTGCGAACATCTTCATCAAGCCAGCACGTTCTATCAACTACATCACTCTTAACTTTGTAGCTGTAAGATCTGGCGTTGACTTTGAAGAAGTCGCCGGACTATCGGTATAAAGGGGAGATAGAAAATGGCAGTACTAGGCGTAGATGATTTTAAAGCCAAGTTACGTGGCGGTGGAGCGAGACCAAATCTCTTCAAAGCTACGATTAACTTTCCGGGCTATGCAAACGGAGATGTAGAACTTACATCTTTCTTGTGTGAAGCAGCACAACTTCCTGCTTCCACTATGGGTACAATCATTGTACCATTTCGTGGTAGACAGTTAAAGATGGCAGGAGACCGTACATTCGAAACGTGGTCACCTACTATCATTAATGATACTGACTTTAATGTTCGTAACGCTATGGAACGTTGGATGAACGGTATGAATGCACATAGTGCAAATACTGGTCTAACAAACCCTGTAGATTACGAAGCAGACCTTGTTGTCGATCAACTCGACAAAGACGGGTCTACATTGAAGTCTTATAACTTTCGTGGGTGTTTCCCGACAGCAGTATCAGCAATCGATCTGAACTATGCTTCAGAAAACGAGATTGAAAGATTTACTGTTGAATTCCAAATGCAATATTGGGAAGCAGCGACTACTTCTTAAAGTAGTATAAATAAAAGTTAAGGTGGGCTGTGGTGGCCCACCTACCTCTAATATTAGGATTTAATATGGCTGAGAACAACGGCGTTACATTATTTGGTTTTGAAATAAAACGTAAAAAAGATACTTCTCAAGAGAAGTTACAATCTATTGTGCCACCTACAGATCAGGATGGTGCAGGATACGTTACTGCTGCAGGTGCTCATTATGGTACTTACGTAAACCTTGGTGGTGAAGATCACGCTAAAGATAACTTACAGAACATTAGACAATATCGTGCAGTTGCCACTCATCCTGAGGTAGACGCAGCCATTGAGGATATTGTAAACGAATCTGTTATTTCGGGTGAAGGCGAAAGCTCAATATCCTTGACGATGGATAAGGTTGAGGGTTTAAGCGAGTCACTTAAGAAACAAATCAATGAAGAGTTTGACAACGTTGTTTCTATGCTAAACTTTAACGATTTAGGTCATGATATTTTCAGACGTTGGTATGTCGATGGTCGTATCTATCATCACTTGGTTGTTGATGAGAAGAACCTAAAGCTAGGTATTCAGGAGATCAGACCTGTTGATGCGACAAAGATTCGCAAAGTAAAAGAAGTAAAGAAGAAAAAAGATCCTGTAACTGGCGCAAGTCTTATCGATAATGTCAATGAGTTCTACATTTATCAGGAAAAACCAGGCGGTACTAATCAAGGTGTAAAGCTTTCTACAGACTCTGTTAGTTATGTCACATCAGGTCTTTTGGATGTTGACCGTAAGCGTGTCGTTTCTCACTTACATAAAGCACTAAAGCCGATTAACCAGTTGCGTATGATGGAAGACTCGCTAGTTATTTACAGACTAGCTAGAGCACCTGAGAGACGCATCTTCTACATTGATGTTGGTAACTTACCAAGAGGTAAGGCAGAAACGTACATGAAAGATATCATGGCACGTTATCGCAACAAACTTGTCTATGATGCTGACACAGGTAAGATCAGAGATGATCGTAAGCACATGTCAATGCTTGAAGACTTTTGGTTGCCACGTAGAGAAGGTGGTAGAGGTACAGAGATCTCCACATTGCCTGGCGGCGAAAACCTTGGACAGATTGACGATATTGTTTACTTTCAAAAGAGACTATACCGTTCACTGAATGTGCCTATTAATAGACTAGAGCAAGAGGCACAGTTCTCTCTAGGAAGATCTACAGAAATCTCTAGAGATGAAGTCAAGTTCCAAAAGTTTGTTGACAGACTTCGTAATAGATTTGGAATGCTATTCACAGAGATCCTTAAGAAACAGTTGATCATGAAAGGTTTGATTACTGAAGAAGATTGGGATCAATGGAAGAACGATATTGCGATTGACTATATAAGGGATAACCATTTTACAGAACTTAAAGATGCTGAGTTACTTGCAAACAGATTACAAACTCTTGATCAAGTACAACAGTATGTCGGAGAGTTCTTCTCTAAAGAGTATGTCATGAAAAACATTCTGATGTTGGATGATGATGGTATGAAACAAATGAAAGATCAGATTGCACAAGAAACGCAAGCTGGAGAGATAAACAATGATGAGGATGAAGACCAATGAGTGAACCGCAAATGAGTCCAGACACAAAACTACACGATTTTATTGACGCTGTTGTAGATAAAGATTTTTCTAAAGCTGCGCCAACATTTCATGAACTTTTAGCAGACAAAATGTCTGATGCACTTGACCAAGAAAAGGTTGCAGTAGCAGATCAGATGTTCAATGGTGCAGAAGCTGAGTTGGACGAAGATGATCCTTCAGAAGAAGAAGTCGAAGCCGCACTAGATGAGCTAGAAGATGATACAGAAGAAGATGAAGAAGAACAATAGTATACCAAAAATCTTTTTAGTATAAATAAAAGAAAAATAAAGAACATGACAAAAACATTTAAAGATATTAGAGAACTTGCAGGAAGAAAGCCTTCTGGAAACACAATCTTGGATACTAAGATTGATCGTATTCCTGTAAAGATTACTAAGGAAAAGAATGGATTTGTTGTGTACATCGATGGTGATAGACTAGATAGCTATAAGTCTCAGAAAGAAGCTGAGAAAATGGCTAAAGAGTTTGTCAAGCAATATAAAGGTTAACTAGATGAAGCTTATCACAGAATACACTGAAACAAATGTTCAGTGCATCGTAGAGAAAAAAGAAGATGGATCTAAATCACATGTGATTGAGGGTGTCTTCATGCAAGCCGAATCTAAGAATAGAAACGGACGTGTCTACCCAAAGCCTATTATGGAAAAGGCTGTAGATAAATATGTTTCAGAACAAGTTTCCAAGAACAGAGCGGTGGGCGAGTTAAATCACCCTGATGGACCAACTGTTAACTTGGATAAAGTATCTCACAAGATCACAGAACTTTCTTGGAAGGGAAATGATGTTGTGGGTAAGGCACAGATACTGGATACTCCGATGGGTAATATTGTAAAAGGTTTACTAGAAGGTGGTGTTCAACTAGGTGTCTCGACTCGTGGTATGGGTAGCCTTGAGCAACGTAACGGAACTATGTACGTCAAAGATGACTTTATGCTTAATACGGTTGATATCGTACAAGATCCATCTGCACCAAATGCTTTTGTTAATGGAATAATGGAAGGTGTTGAGTGGGTCTGGAATAATGGCATCATTGAAGCTCAAGAAATTGAAAGAATAGAGACTGAAATCAAACGTGCTCCACGTGCGGATCTTTATGAGACGCAGGTTCGTGAGTATAAAAATTTCCTCTCGTTATTGAAACAAACATGATTAAGGAGTCAAACATGACTGATCAAATCGAAGAGCAGGATGTGGAACTTCTAGACGAGATGGAAGTCGAAGAAGCACACGATCCTAAGAATGCTGAAGCTCAGTCGCTTGCTGCTAATGATGCAGCAGAAGACAAAGCACCTAAAGCTAAAAAGCGTAAGGGTGATAAGGGTAACAGCGAACCAATGCAAAAGGGTTCTGCAACACCAATGAAAGCGGAGTCAGTAGAGATTGATGGAGATTTTAGTGAAGACTTAAATGCTCTTGTTGAATCTGAGGCAACACTCAGTGATGAGTTTAAAGCCAAAACTGCAGTAATCTTTGAAGCAGCGGTAAAGTCAAAAATCTCAGAAGAGATCAACCGTTTGGAAACTGAATATCAAGAACAACTTGATGAAGAAATTCAGTCAACAAAAGCTGATCTTGTTGAGAAAGTAGACAGCTACCTCAACTATGTGGTTGAAAATTGGATGGAAGAAAACAAACTTGCGATTCAATCTGGACTTCGTTCAGAAATCGCAGAAGGTTTCATGGATAAGTTGAAAGACTTGTTTGTAGAATCTTATGTTGAATTTCCTGAGTCCAAAGTTGACCTAGTAGACGAACTGGCAACAGCTAACGAAGAACTAGAAGAACAGTACAACGAAGCCGTTGCTAAAGCTATGACAATCCAAGAAGAGCTAGTATCTTACAAGCGTGATGCGATTATTCGTGAAGCGTCAAAAGACCTAGCAGAAACTCAGGTTGAAAAGCTTGCCAAACTAGCAGAATCTGTAGATTTTGATGATGCAGAGTCATTCGCCTCTAAGGTGTTGACACTGAAAGAATCATACTTCTCACAGAAGACCGCTACATCTGTTATCGCAGAAGAGTCAGAAGATGACACAGCCGATGAAGCTGTAGAAACTTCAGCGATGATGGAGCAATATTTACAAGCCCTAAGAAAAACTAAATAAGTTAAGGAGATCCAATTATGGAAACTTATGATCGTCTCGTAGAGAAATGGTCTCCAGTATTGAACGAAGAGTCTGCCGGTTCTATTACCGATGCACACAAGCGTTCTGTTACTGCAGCCGTTCTTGAAAACACCGAAAAAGCCCTGCAAGAGCAAGGTTTACAAGAAACCGCAGCTAACGCTGCAGGTGCAGGTACTGCAGCAACTGGTGCAGCAGATAACTGGAACCCAATCCTGATCTCACTCGTAAGACGTGCGATGCCAAACATGATGGCATATGACGTTGCAGGTGTTCAGCCTATGTCAGGTCCAACTGGTTTGATCTTCGCAATGAAGTCAAAGTACAAAACCACAAAAGCTGGTGTATCAGTTGATGATGAAGCACTGTTCAACGAAGCTGCAGTAGGCTTCTCAGGTGACTCAGCAGTAACTGCTAACGGTTCACCATCAGGTTTGGCTGGCGTATCTGACACAGATGGCGGCGGTTCTATCGTTGACTCTGGTGCAGCTTATGCTCCATACACAGGTGATGCGTATACCACAACTGAAGCTGAAGCACTTGGTAACACAGGTGAAGCATTTGCAGAAATGGGTTTCAGCATTGATAAAGCAACTGTGACTGCGAAGTCACGTGCTTTGAAAGCTGAGTACACTCTGGAACTGGCACAGGATCTGAAAGCTATTCATGGTCTTGACGCTGAAACAGAGTTGGCAAACATCTTGTCAACAGAGATTCTTGCGGAAATCAACCGTGAAGTAATCCGTACAATCAACAGCCAAGCTAAAGTCGGCGCACGTCAAGCAAACGTAACAACCAAAGGTATCTTTGACTTGTCAAGCGATGCTGATGGTCGTTGGTCTGCTGAGAAGTTCAAAGGCTTGGGCGTACAGCTTGATCGTGAAGCAAACGTAATCGCAAAAGAAACACGTAGAGGTAAAGGTAACTTCATTATCTGTTCTTCAGACGTTGCTTCTGCTTTGGCTGCTTCAGGCATGTTGGACTATTCACCTGCACTGTCAACCAACTTGAATGTTGATGACACAGGTAACACTTTCGCAGGTGTTCTGAATGGTCGTATGCGTGTATACATCGATCCATATGCAACTGCAGACTACATCAACGTAGGCTACAAAGGTACAAACCCATATGACGCAGGTGTATTCTACTGCCCATACGTACCGTTGACAATGGTTCGTGCCGTAGGTGAGGATGATTTCCAGCCACGTATCGGGTTCAAAACTCGTTATGGCATGGCGTCAAACCCATTCGTAGGTGCTTCACCTGCAGATGGTCTTGCAACTGCACGTACAAACCAGTACTACAGAATCTTCCGTGTGGACAACATCCTCACATAAGATAGGTATAAAAATAAGAGTATGGTCTAAAACCATACCACCTTTTAGG